TCCAATCTGACTATACCATAAACATTTTGTCTTTCAATGCTAGTTCTGCTCGGTCAGACTTTCGTTTGAAATACTCAGCTCGTAGTTGTGTACCAAATTTAGAATCGTGAGCGTCTAATTCAACTAAATAAACCATCTGCCTAAATTGACCACCCATTGCAGTCATAATAGCGTTAGCGAGGCCGTGCGTGGCTCGTATGGTAGTTTTAGCAGCTAGTTGGGCGGCTTGTTTACGTTTGATACGTTTTAACTTGGCGATATAGTCGGGACTAAGTTCACCGTTAATGTAGATTGGGAATGTTGCTTGGTTGTTTGTGTTGTTTGACATGGTTTTATATTAGCACAGATGTTTTACAATGTCAAGAGATTATTGTGTTGAGTGTCTTTGATTGATTGCATTATTTGTACTGCTACTGGCGGGACTATTCCGTTGCCGTAGGCTTTGAGGCTGTCTTTTCTCCACTTGGCTCGACTGTAGGGAACTCCGTCCACAATTCGGGATAGCCCATCATCCATTGAGTCATCGCAGGTGCTAAACGCAACTTCTTGCCAGTTTCGCCGCCAATCAGGATATGATCTTTTAGGTCTCCCCTCCAACTGCCCGGCTTCGACATGTCCCTTGGCATATCTTTTTTGGGTCTGAGCGGCCTGCCCTCTCCGTTGCTGTCTATCGCCTGTGGTGTTGGTAGCATTCCTAGATGTTCTATCGTCTGCCCGGCGTTCCAGCTTTTCCTCTTGTACTGGCTTGGCGACAGGAACTGATCGGCCCTTCCTGTCGTTGGTGTCGGTAGATTGCCGTCCATTGTACGCAATAATCCATACCCTGTCCCTGCGGTGCGGAGCATTGACGGCGACAGCTGGAATAATAAACGGTTGGACTTCGTAACCTTCGCTTTCCAAGTCAGCGCACACTTGTTCGAGTACCATGCCTTCGTTCCAAGTAACGAGGCCACGCACGTTTTCAGCGATGACCCAGTCCGGTTTTGTATTTCGTATAACCTCAAACATGTTAGGCCACTGGTAGCGGTCATCTGCCGTGCCGCGTCTTCGTCCGGCGGCGCTGAATGGTTGGCATGGAAAGCCGCCGGTGAGAATAGCCCAGTCTTGTGTTTGGTTTGACCCTTTTCCACTGCTGAGTCCAGGGTGTCCCGGCCTTTGGTTGCTGCCCCTTTCCAGTCCCTTGTGCTTGGTGTCGGCAACATTATCTGATCTATCTGAGTCGCTAGGTTCGGCATGGTCGTGCCGTTCGGGTACTTCTCCATCCGTTTCTTGAACTTGGCTAGATCCATCACGCTCTCGCTGGCTGTTGGTGTGAGTAACAAGCTCGGCGATGTCGCCCCAGAACTCTCCGTCTGGCCAGTGGTTTTTGAGTACGGCGGTTGGGAACTTTTCCCACTCGCAGAAAATATGTCTAATTGGTTCATTTGTAAACACCTCCTCAAGTGCTAGGCTAAAGCCTCCTATTCCGGCGAATAAATCATAATGAGTAATCACGGTAGTGTCGGCTCAACTACCCGAACTATAACCCGGCTCCCCCACCGCCCCGTAGTCATAGTAAACAGCGCAAAAACTTTAACCGGCAACAAGACTAGAAAATAAATGAAACTATAACCAATAAAAGCCAAATACCACAAGTCACGCTTCCGTATCATCGGGTCAAGTACTCGGATAAAGCTCATCAGGCCAATCATAATAGCCAGGGCTATCAAATGCGATTCCGAACCAAAGGCAGCCTGTACAATGTGATAAATTACCGACCCTATCAACAAGAACGGTAATACAGCCGTCACCACAAAGTCATACCATAAATAAAGCCCATGCTTCGGCAAAGCCTTTAATTGCCAAAGTAGCTCCCGCCAATAAGACTTACCCCACCGTGACTGCTGTTTAAGTAGCGCAAAAAACTTAGTCGGCGCTTGCGTATAACATTTAGCGCGGGCGGCATACCGGACTTGATACCCGGCTATCAGGACTAAATTGGTCAAGTGACGGTCATCGCCATAAGTACACGGCTTACCTAAGAATGTCTGGTTGATAAATGATTCTTTAACGCTCTCGATTACTTCCCGCCGATAAGCCCCAAGTGGCCCCGATATACAAGTCACCGTTTTAAACCATGATTGACTAGCCCGCTCATATGCAAAGGCCATATGGTAGCGCATACCGATTAGCCGGGTCATTACACTGTAGTTATGATTAAGTACCGCTACCTCGCCGGTGACAGCGCCGGTACGTTTGTCAGCGTATAAGGTATTTACAAGCTGTTTGGCGGCGTCAGGCTTCCAGACGGTATCACTATCGCTAAATAGTATTACTTCACTGTCTGGCCTTGCCTTGGCTAGTCCGTGATACATCGCTTCCCGCTTACCGGCATTATCTTGGTATAGGTAGGTAAAGCCCGCTTTTAAGGTTATTCGTTTGATGTCGGCCGAATTGCTACTACCATCATCAACAATGATAACTTCAATGTCCGGGTAGTCGATGTGCATTAGGCTGGCCATAGCGCGGATGAAGACGTCTAACGGTTCGTTATAAACGGCGACTATGAGGCTGGCGTTTGGGTAATGGCTAATCGGTACAGTTCGTTTACGTTCACGAGCCGATGTTGCTACTTGCATAGCTACACGACTGGCGGCGACTGCGCCGTAGAGGGAGAGGGGTTCAATCATTTAATATGTCCTTTGTTTTGGCCGTGTAAAACAGCGTCAAGTTCTTCAATATTAACAAAGTGATTTAGGCGTCTATATTTAGTGTCGGCGGGTTCTTCGGATTGTATAACATGGTATGTCATACGCGATGGCCATAATTCTATATAGGCTACATCGCCGAGTATTTTTAAATGTTGGCCGCCGGAGTATGAATAATATTCCACGTTGTTATCTTTAAGGTATTTAATAACTTTAGGATGATTGTATTCCCAGTTGCCTTTTTGCCTACCCATTACTTCCCCCCCCAACTGGCTATAGCTTGGTCAATGGCTTGGTTCCACCCAACATGATAACTATGTAACAAATCATCTTCTGCGTTCATGTCTATTTTCTCCCCCAAAGCTTCCTTAAACTTGGCGTTGATGGCGGTTTCGGCTACATCAACGTCGGCATAATCAGGCTTTCTTTCCTCTGGAATAGCGTCGTAATAGCCACCTTTTCTAACTGACTCTAGTATCTCCCTGATTGTCTGGCTCCCTATTTTACTATCAGCCCCCAAGGTATAATTAGGCTGGTTGTTATTATACTTTGGGGGGTTAGGTGTTGTCTGGCTCATAACTTAACCCTTTTTTTATAAATACCTTTTAATATTTGTCGAGCTTTAGTTCTTTCGGGGTTGGCGACTAAGTTCATTAGGTCGAGTGGTTGGTCGGTGGGAGTTGTCATTTTTTATGTTCCGTACAATAACCTAGCATATAATTAGCCTCAATAACTGTTAATTGTTTTTTGCACTTTTTACATTTCATTATTCAATCTCCTTACTTTTTATTGGGTTGGTGGGTTGCAATTCGGCCTTATTTATCTGGTTTTCTAAAAAGTGAATTATCGGGCCTGAAGTTGTTTGACCTATTCGGCAATTCATTGAATATCTTGCTTTCTAAGTCAGCTAGTGGGTCGTTGGGGGTGGGTTCAATCATCGGTTTGGATTCCCTTATTAAACTCATCCATAGCGCCCTGTATATAACCGTCTTTGAAATTTTGTACGGCGACTTCGGTTATGATGGCCTCAATCTCTAGTTTCAATAAATCGGTATGCCCGGCTTTGAATTCTTGGATGTGGTTAGCCAGTATATTGTCTAATTTACTCATCATTGAACCTTAACCCTAACCTGAAACTCCACCCTAGCCCGCTGTCGGTCAGTCAGGCCACGTTTTAGCTGGTCAGTTGTACGATTGTCAAAAGCATCAGCTTTGAAGCCGTAAATGGACTGTAGTGCCTCAATTAGTTTGAAGCGACTTATGTTTTGTATGGTTGGTTGTTTCATTTGTTTATGCCTTAATCTTATGTTGATATTATCACTTTAGCTTGTCCTATTATATAAGTCAATGACAAAATAATAACTTTAATCATTGCACATGTCATATATATATAGTAAGATAGAATCATCTAACAAAAGGAGTTGTATGGCCGAGCGAAACATTACCAGTATTATGATACGTAAAGATACCAAGAAACGATTTATAAAACAGTTCCGTAAGACTAAAGAAACAATTGTTGTCCGTCACTTTTATATTGATGATTATATTAATGCCCTGTTGGACGGGCAGGAAGCTAAGGGTAAAGTATGAAACTCAAACTACTAAAAGATTTACCTGGGTTCCCAGAGGGTACGGTGTTTTTACTAAAAGATAACTACAAAGGCAAGGCTGTATGGGTGTGGCAGTACCATAGCAACGAAGCTATGGTGGGGTCAAACTGGTTACAAGACTTACTGTATGGTCAGATACCAGAACCAGACGATGATTATGTAGAGTTCTTTGAGCAGATAATAGAGCAGCCCGATTTATACTACGCTGTAAACTTTGATGGCACAATTAAAGAGTTCAGCACTTATAGCTGGTGGGGTAACCCAGATAACCCCAACGTGTTCAGTGACAAAGAAACCGCCCAAACTAAAGCCAACCAGATTAAACAGATTAAACAGATTCTAAAGGAGTCTAACTAAATGGAACCCCAATCAGAACCCTACGAACATAAACGGTGTCAGTATGAGGATTGTGAGTGGTGCGAGTGGTGAATGTTCACTTTAGCTCACAACGCTTAGACTGGAAAACTCCCAAAGCGGTATACCAAATACTTGATGCAGAGTTCAGCTTTGACCACGATCCATGTCCACCAAACTTTACCGTAGACGGTTTGTTAAGCGAATGGGGTCAATCCAACTACGTCAATCCACCCTACGGCCGAGAGCTACCTAAGTTTATTGAGAAGGGCTATCAAGAGTGGAACAAAGGCAAGACCGTAGTATTTTTGATACCTAGCCGAACTGATACAAGGTGGTGGCACGACTACTGCATGAAAGCCACTGAGATACGTTTTATTAAAGGTCGGTTGAAGTTTGATGAACATGAGAACTCTGCACCGTTCCCAAGTGCTATAGTAATATTTAAGTAAGATGAAAGAGAGTAAATAATGTTTAGATTCTGGACTACTAAAGAACCGGACGGTGCAGAGTTACACCGTTATGAAGGTACTCTTAGTAAACAATACGACGAAGCAATCGGTGCGCTCTTAGCAAAAACCGTGAAAGATAATCTAGCAGTTGCATGGATCGAAAAATACGGCGATAAATTACTAGAAAGTATTGCACCCGAAGAAATGGAAATAGCAATTAAACAGGCGGTAGCGAGTAAACTTTTAGGTATTCCCCCGCCCTGTGATGGTCGTAAGGATAGAGATTGGTAGACGACTCCTCCCTACTCCCCTAACCCACTTATGCTATACTGCCCCTAACTATGGTAGTACTTAAACCGACCATTCAATCACGACCGGCTAGGAGTGGTAACTTTACGCGCGGTCGTAATACTCGTGTGACTGACATCACGTTCCATCATATTGTAGGTGACGCCCCCGCCGCCATCAACCGCTTCTGTCATACTGACGATGGAGTAAGCGCAACCTACATTATCGGTTCAGACGGTACGATATACCAGAACGTAGCTGACAATGACACTCCACACACTAACGGCAACTTTTCAAGTAACAGTCGGTCTATAACGATTGAACATGCGGGCGGCCATGCTAACGTGCCGTATACCGACGCCATGTACAATGCTAGTATTCAGCTAGTCGCCTGGCTGATTCAAACTTACGGCATTACTACGTTTAGGCGGCACCGTGACATAATTCCTACAGCTTGTCCGGGCGGCTTAAACGTCGAGCATATTATTAACAATGCGCGGGCTACATTAGACCGAGCAGAACAAGGAGTACCCATTATGATTCCCGACCAAGATAATTACTACATGCGCTACGGCGTAAACCTAGCTTCACGTTTACGAGGCCGTCAATTAAGCCGTGATGAGTTCCGAACATACATAGTCGGACAAACTGATTTACGAGCCATTGAAATACTAAGCGACAACACAGAAGCCGACCAAATCCAAGACGCTCAAAACTTAGGCGTGATTGCCGTCCGTGATAATTGGGCTAATCAAATACATTCATTACTAGCCGCCCAAACTCAACTATCCCAAACGATTACTGACTTACAAAAAGTAGTCGCCAATGTTCAAGCCGACGACCAAAACGACAAACAATCTATATCACAAGGACTAGAAAAAATCGCTACCCTGACCAACCAAATCGAAGCCATCAATACGACTCAAGCTAATAACGAAGCCGCTATCAAGACGGCTCAAGCCAAAGCCCCAAGCGCCACCAAATCTAGTTGGTTTGTTAAACTACTAGCCGCCCTAACTACCAAAAAGTAATGGCCCGAAAATCACACAGCCCGACTCATTTATGGCTAATGGGTAATACGGTGCTGCGTGTATTCGGCTGGCTGTTTTTGACAGTTCTGGTAATTTGTTCAATAATTGTATTCAGTATTATTAGTAGCTTGAAGCGTGATTGTGACCCAGCTTATAAAGAATCAATCGGGCTGTTTGATTACAACTTTAAGCTAATAGTTAGTAGCAGTAAAAAAGGTTGCCCGAGCTAATGGACAACCTGACTTTATTATTCTTTGTTCTGATGCTGGTGATAGGCTACTTACTTATGACTAAGGGTAGGTTCTAGCGCTTCAGGGCTGGTAGGACACCGGCTGACTCGATAAGTATTAGTATACCTGTTAGGCCAGCGAACAGCCCTAAGACTACGTTGCTGACGGCCAGAACGCTTAGTAATGATAGCGCCCAGATGATTAAGGTTATTGCCAAGAGTAAAGAACTTATAGACACTGTGTATTCCTTTGGTTAGTTGTTATGGTTGTGAGTATAGCACTTTATTTACTCGAGTATTTAACTTCTGCTTCTAGGCGAGCTTTTATAGCATCTTCTTTATTTTTAAACATTTTTCTAAGTACTGCTACCCCGTCAATTGTTAACTTGGCTTCCCACTTGCCACACTGTTTTGCGTAGCCCACCCCGACCACCTCGTTACTGTTTGTCCTGTTACACATTTGTTCTCTTTGAGTAGCCCAACGACAGTTACTCGGTGTATATCCTTTATTATTATCAATACGATCAATGCTATGTTTCGGGCTTGGTTTTTTACCCATATCTTTTAAGAAATTATGGTATCCATACGTACCACCCCAACGACTGCATACCTTAATACCTCTACCACCGTAGTACTTGTAGCATGAAGAATTAGGACTTAAACATCTATACCTCATAGCCGCCCAAGTACTATGTTCTGAACTACGACAATCACCATGCCTAGCAAACTTTAGAAGGTGTGGACTTCCATACTTTCTAATTCTCCATTCATGCATAGGGCATACATTTTTTTTATGGCTTTGTTTATCGCAAGCTTTGATAATACAATATCTCATATAGTCTCCATGATTGTCTTTAAGCGGATGTTGTGGAGGCTATCTTTATAGTCTCTTAACCATATTATAGCATTGTGTAAGTGCCTGCCCTACCGCCCCCTGCCTACACGTCCTATAGGGGTCAGACCTAACCGGGGGAGTATATAACGCCAGCAGGGGAGGGGTATTGTCAAACTTATGTTAAAACAAAAATACCAGCTATTTTGGCTGGTACAATTGTCGTCCCCTCGCATGGGACTTGCCCACAATGGGGGACTGTTTATTTTGGGATAGTTTTTGTTTTGAGTTCTTTTCTGCGAGAACCTGTTTTTACTTATACGCTAATGCTTATGCTAATGTCAAGCGTAACTTTTAGGTAACAGTATCAGCGCCATCGAACTACTAACATTCTTCAAAAATGTAACGCTCGCGCCAGCCTCATAATAACAAGAATAGACTTCAGGTTCGGGTAATGGGTTGTCGCCGTAGTTAATACTCATGCTTCAATTATAGCATAAGAGTTTTACAAAAAAAGACTTGCACGAAATAGTGAAGTGTAATACTATAGAACTACTAAAACGCTTGGAGGCCAATAGTGAATAAAAGACGAGGGACGTACTATATCCGTCCCAAAATTAACTTGGGAGGCTTCATAGTCTCATACGAAGAACTAACTACTAAAAAGAAAAGAGGGTGAATATGTTTAGGCGAATATCAGAATTAATATGGCCAGTTATGGAACGTGAAAGCACTTACGTTTTTCCAGACCATTCAATTATATGCGACTGTCGGATGTGCGTCCGTGAAGCCACTCGCTACATCAACCGCATAAGCCGCCGGACAAAACGATGAGCGTCCTACTAGCCATAGTTGGTGACGTTGTAGCAGCCGAACGAGTCCGACATTTAATGATGGACATGCTCGGCCCACTTGAACTAGGCGGCGACTTAGAATGCCGTGAAGCACTTAATAATTATCGATCACAATTAAGACAGAAAGTGAGCCAGCTATGAACCAAATAAATGCCATACTTCGCAAATGCTATTATGCCGGAGCCGAAGACCCGGACTTACATGCCGACTTTAGAGATGCCGTCAAACCATTCGAGCGTCAAATCAAAACTATACTATTAGACATGGTTGGTGATGATGAAGTCTTACGGGATAAGGTGGGGAAGTTATGACTCAAATAAATAACACATTCGACGAGGCGATAGAACGCCTAAGCACCGACCTAAATAGCTTCATCAAATATTGCGAAGCCACCAAACCAAGTGACTGGTATTTGCACAAAGTCAGGAATAACAGGAACACTAAGAACTGCTTATACGGTCACTTAGTCAACTGGTACTACGGCAAAGACTGGACTGGCAACGTGTCGCCAATATGGGACGCTTTCGAGGAGGTCGGTACTACGTTTTACGTTTACCCAATTAACGACGGCACAAATCCCAAGTACCCTCAAAAAACCGCTCGTGACCGTTGTATAGCCTACCTAAAAAACGTACAGTCTGGTGATGAGCTTTGGAGCGAGGCTGCTATGGAAGCAGATTTGAAAAATTACGAAGCTACCCGGCAACAGGAGGGTATAAAGTTATAATGAACGAACTGCTGTACGTTATGAATGACCTAGTAGTCGAAATGGTGGAACTAAATTTAATAATGAAAGAAGGAATAAATGACTGACAACAAATTAGCCACCACGCCGCCCAAAAGTGAAACAACCAAATGGGATGCCCCGCTAGACCTAAGCAACCTGAGTGTCACGCAGATGCGTTTTATCGGTCAGATGATGGCCGACAGTGACATGTTTCCCGATATAGCCAAAGATGCCGCAAAATCAATGGTTAAGATACTGGCCGGGCAGGAGATTGGTGTGACACCGTTTCAGTCCATGTCCGGTATCAATATCATAAAAGGGAAGGCTGCAATGGGTGCCAACCTGATTGCCGGTAAGATTAAGGGACACCCTTTGTATGACTACCGAGCTGACGTATCGAGCGATAAATGTACCGTCCGAATATTGCAACGTGATAGCACTCACGACAAGTACGAAGAAACTGGCAGCTTTACATTCACGATGGAAGACGCCAAACGAATTGGCCTAGCCGGTAAGGACAACTGGCGCAACTACCCGTCTAACATGTTATTTGCTCGTGCCATTACAAGCGCCCAGCGTATGTATGCACCTGACGTATTGAATGGGGGGCTTGTATACGACCCCGACGAACTAGGTGCAGTCACAAACGACCAAGGCAGCGTAGTTGAAACAGCCGTTGGTGACAACGAACTATCCGAAGCCATAACTAAAATTGAAGCCGCCAAAGACGAAGACGAACTAACCGACATAGTAACCAACCTACCAGCTACAGTTCAAAAGAACGTCACCGAAGTGGCTGGTAAGAAGTTTAAGCAGCTTACAATAGGCGAGAGTGATGAGTCCTGAACAAGGAACAGACGCGTGGTTACAATCCAGAGTCGGCCTAATAACAGGCTCCCGCGTCTACGATGTAATCAAAGGCTCCCGACTAGCCGGTTGGAAGAACTACAAAGCACAACTACTGGTCGAACGCTTGACAGGTCAACCAACCGAGTCATTTACAAGCAAACCGATGCAGTGGGGGACAGACACCGAGCCACTGGCCAGACTACGCTACCAACTAATTACTCGTAGTGCCGTAGAAGAAACCGGCTTTATAAAAGACGCTGAACGTGACTTTGGAGCCTCACCAGACGGCTTAGTTGGCAAAGACGGCCTAGTAGAGATTAAATGTCCAAACACAGCTCAAGCCTTTGAAACTCTAAAGACAGGTAAAATACCGCCTCAATATATAGCTCAAATGCAAGCTCAGATGTACGTCACAGAAAGACAGTGGTGTGACTATTGTAGCTTTGACCCACGCTTACCAGCTCATGCCTCAATCTATATTAAACGGGTCGAACGTGACGATGACTACATTGCAGAGATGTTACTGGCAGTTGATACCTTTATAGAAGAACTAGAATCAGATATTCTATTCATTAGTAACTACGGTAAAGAAGTCAAAACAATAACTAAGAAAGAGAGTAAGTAATGTTCAACAAAGAAGAATACTGGAAAAATCGTAAAGAGGGTAAGCGGGGACAAGGTGAAAGTCCAATCACGGCTCGGTTTTTAACTACCGTCGCCAAGTCTACAAAGCCGGTGTCAAAAAAAGCTATCAAGAAAAACACTAAACGGGCAAGGGCGGTTCTATAATATGCCCGGTAACAAACTTGGTGGCACTAAAATCAAACAATCCATGCTAAAACGCTTCAACGGCGACATGGACAAGCTACGGGAACACTTCGCAACTATCGGTAGGAATGGCGGTCTAGCCCCCCACTCGAAACCACGAGGCTTCAGCGCTAGCCGTGAGTTAGCTTCAGCAGCCGGTAGACTCGGTGGCCTAGCAAGTCGGCGCGGAAAGAACAAAGTTAAATGACCGACATCGAAACCCACCTCAACAAAACCAAAAAAAGTCACAACCGACTAGGCTACAATGACTTTCAACAACGCTTAGAAATAGGCCTGTCAAAGGTTCGGATAGCGGAGGATTTTGGGGTTTCTGTGAGGACTATATTTAGTTGGTTGAAGTTGAAGGGTGGTAAGTGATGGCTACGTCACTGAGTAATCCGATTGCTGATATGAGGACTGAGCTACAAATTGTTCACCGTAATTGGTGGCAGAAAGCATTAAGAAGGAGGACGAAAGTTTACAGGTTATTTATCATGCGCTATGCAGACGGTTCATACCAGATATATAAGGCCAAGGAACCAAAGTTGTGATACTCGACCTACCTGAACCGAAAGAAGTTTTGGACGAGAAAGAGTGGCACTTATTTTGGTGTATAAAACCTCGGATTATCAATAATAAACTTGTTTGGCTATCGAGGGCGCAACGACGTTTAATAAAAATTGTTGAGCGATATGACGGCGCTACAGGCGATACTTATAGGAAACGTATCTACGAATACGATTTGCCGGTCGTATATTTCTAATAAAACATTGACTTCTATCCGCTTATGCTATACTAACCCTATAAACATAAGGACAAAAAATATATGTCAATACCAAAAGTAAACATCAACAAAACAGTTTCAGTAATCGTACTCCTGGCGGTAGTAGTTCTCGTCACGTTTCTATCAGTTCAGCATTGGAATAACTACAGTCAGATGACCGCCAGAGCGCAAGCTAAAGCAGTTGCAGAACAAGCTCAAGCCCGCGAACAAGAACGCCTAGAATCAGTCATGGCCGCCAAACAAGCCACCGCCAAGTACGAACTAGTCAGAATTGAATGTGAAAAAGGTTTGTTTGCTTGGGCGCAATTAGCCCCTAAGTTACGCAACTCTACACCAACGCCAGTATGTGGCCCAGCCGCCGCCAATTAAATAATTAACAAAACAAAAAGTGAGTATCAAATGTCAAACACAATCAGAGCTATCTCAGACCACATCCGTCGCCGTAACTTAAACCGGAGTTATTCAACTCGTAAACTACAAGCTATACTAAACGAAGAAGTCGCCGACGAACTGGTAGCCGAAGCCATCAGCCGCTACAGAAGGGAACACAGCAATGTTTGATACTATCTGGTCGTTCGTATGGGAAATAGTCATCGTGACAGTTATATTTAAAATGATAGTCTTACGCCAGCTTGCACAATGGCTATTCGACTGGTTCAAACGCTATGCCGCTAAAGATGACCGCCGTGAGTCAATCTGGGCGCATTACCGTAGCAAGGCATTAGGGCAGGGACATAATACTGATTCGGTGCTGGACTGTCACGAAACTAATTGTGTGGCGGTGTTCGCTTAACTTCTATCTATATCCCATAACCACGGCTCAAGGTGGTTAATTGTTAAAGTTGTTCCCTTGGAACGAGTGTTACGTCTGAGCCTGAATCGGCCACACGTTCATCGGGAATAAGGGTTGTTATCTTATTGCCAATATCGTTGTAACAGCGGATAGCCCAACCTCGTTCGTCATACATGACCATGATTTTGGCTGTTTCTGTTGGGAAGTCTTTAAGTCTAAGTATTTTGCTGTTTAGTTGAATATCTCTCATAGTATTTCCTTTTCTAAACCGTTGAGCCGCAGATAGGGATATAGATTGTTAAGGTTAAGCTGATTATAGCACTAAAACAACTCCCCATTATCCACCGCCTCAACCCCACCAGATAAATACCAACCAGCCTTGCGGATAAAGTCATCAATACCGATACAGAAGTCCGTGTAATAGCCTAGCTTGCTAAGTTGTTGCAACATGTAATACTGCTCCCTAATATGAGGGTTAGCGGTTAGTTGGCCTTTACGCTTGCCAATCTTTACGATGATGTTCACTTTATCCCTCTTTAGCTCAAAGGCGGCTCCACAGTAGGTTTTACCGTCAATAGTGACAGGCTGGTACAAAAACATATCAGGCCAGCTCTTACCCGACTGGAGAGCCTTGTGCGTACTAGCCTGATACATCGTCAACTTCAACCCTGAAGCAAAGTCACTCCTAAATATAACCATTGGCCAGACAAGTCGTAGGTAACGGCAAGCCTGACGCTGAATAGATTCCTCATGTTTGATGTTCTTAGGGACGTATCGGGGTTTCGGTGTAAATGGTTTAAGCGTATAGCTCATACCAAAGTTATAACACTTACCGCCTTGAATTGCTAATGCTTGCACTCCGAGCGTCATCAGTCGGGGCGGTGGGGGTAGGTTTAAAACTAGCCTTAGTCTGGTTTATCTGACCGGCTAGAGCTAGTTTAGAGGCAAACCATATACCTAGTCGGGTAAATATCGGCTTAACAGCGTACCGGTAAACAGGCTGAGTAGTAGCCAGTATCAACCAACCTTGTACCAATATAAACCACGGCGCATACCTTGGGTCGTTATGTAGGTAAGCACCAGCACCGGCTAGCAGGGAAGCCACGATCGTCCAAAACGTCATAACTTTGGCACTGTTAATATCCCACCACTTCTTCAGTCCGACTAAGGCCGGTGACACTACTAGAGCGCCGACAACAACTTCAACTATGATTGACCAGGCTTCGGGTGGTACTTCATTTAAGGTATTTAATGCTAGCGATGGTATGTTTGACAGTTCCATTTTACTTTGTCCCCTTTATTTTTTTAGTTATCCAGTGAGCAGTACCAACATATTTACTAGCCATCTTACTGAGCGCCACGTCTACTCTTTCTTTGTCCGTTAGGTAGCCACGAGGTAGGGCGGCTCGTTCAGCTAGGGTAAGTGGTAACAGGATAATATCCTCGTCAGTCATAGTGTGCATTGGTATACCCCACCAGTGACCTTTGGCGATAGTGGCTTCAAAGTCTTTACCAACCCGGCCGTATAGATTACCCTCAATCAGAAACGTCCCGATAATATTAACTCTTTGTCCGGCAATGATAGTGCTTTCACGGCCGGTTCCGTGTTCGTATATTGTTTGGTCTTCGTCTACCATATAAACGCTAGGTTCACGGTCTTCATTTAACGGCTTAAATGTAGTTCTGAAGTCATGTTTAAGTAATGGTGGCTCCGGTACGATTTCGTCCATCTCAGGCAAGGGTAGCAGTGGTTCCGGCACAATCGGCAAGGCGACCTCAACTATCGGTTCTATCTTAGGTTTGTAAAAGTGACCGTCCTCTAAGTCTTGCCAGTTAAAGCCAGTTGTAGCACCGACTAGGCCGGTTGTCTTGTACTTACCGATACCAGCACTGTCCATGTAATACTTAGCCGTGTCTTCGCCGATTGGTACGTTAGCCGAACCGTATATTTTAAGGTTAGCATTTTCGGGGTAAGTTAAGCCGACCATGTGTAGATTTTCCCAAGTCTTAATATTCCCGAACGCCCATTTTTTAGCACCACCAGTCTTGATAATGTGCATGTCACGGGGTTTTGAATAGACTTCGTATGATGTCACTCTATCGGAGTTGTCGGGTGGTATGTCTTTAGGCAAAGTTATGACCATACCAGGCTTGATGTCACCGGCTTGTAGGGCGTTAATGGCTAATAGTTCTAGCGGTTTATTGCCAGTCCGTTTAGCTATCTCCCAGATTGTGTCGGCTTCGAGGACGGTGTAGGTTTTGGTCGTAGTTTCGGGTGCAGGGGTAGGTTCACTAACTACTACTGGCTCATCTAACTCTAGCAAGTACTCTGGATCAATATGGTAGCTACACCAGCCGAACGGACCATGATATAGACTAGCGTTCTTAATTTCTCCGTCTAAACTATCTATAATGGAATGAAACATTGGGTCGCCACTCAAGCAGTAATGGTCAACAGTATTTCCGTTTTCGTCCGTCCGTTTGAGCTTGATAATAGCGTCACTGGTAGTCGGGAAGTCGCCACTGTCGCTAACTTCTTTGGTATCGATTGACTCATCAATACCAGTAAGAGTCCACCAGTCGGGTTCTTCCATCATCTTAGCTAGGGCGCGTGGTTCTATAGGTCGGCTGAACTTTTGAAGTAAGTTAGCCGTTGCAATCACGAGTGATAAGTTTGGGCTGTCTAGGTCAGTGTAGTCGTTTTGGGTATAGTATTTCATAACTTATTTACTGCACATCACTTTGTTCTGTTGTTAGTTTAGCATAAGCGGTTAGGTTTGACTTACCAAATGCAGGCTCAAATATGTTCGGTTGTTCCCGCCTACAATATCGCGGGCCTCGCTACAAAAGGCGAATAGCTCTAAATAATCCCCCGGTGTTAAAAATACGAGCCTTGAAATATTGGAAGTCGGGATGAGACTTCCATTACCGGAACCTGTTATTTGCAACCCTCTTATGAACTCAGCGCCATTCTTAAAAATATAACCTAAAGCAAAGGCAGTTGTAGCGATACCGGTTGTACCAATTTGCACCTGTGCTGAAACTTGATAATAACCTTGTATAGCCGCCGTAAAGCGATAGTTGGTTACGGAATCGAAGTTGTTACCAGTATCAAAATTTTCACTATTTAATAGAACTTTAGTAGCGGTAGAAGCGGATAAAACTTGGGTGGCACTAAGAAATACGTCAACCTTTGCTGGCACAAAAACTTTAGCGGTGCTAACGGCTCCGGTGGCTATTTTTGAAGCTGTCACAGCCGAGTCAGCCAAGTTCGTACTATCTATATTGCCGTTAATCTGAGCAGCAAGTTGGTTAACTGGCGTATTGACATCGGCGGCTTCGATTGTATCTCCGGGGGCTGATTGACTTGGGTTTACAGTTGCCATTTTAGAACGCTCCTTGAGTTACTTGTTGAGTTTCAACACCACCGCCGTATAGCAGGGTGTTCTGACGAGAGTTTTCGAGTCGTTCCTTGAGGGCGGCGAATTTAGCGCGGGCGACTGCCGGTGAGTCGGTCGTTCTAGGTAGCGCTCTGATAATAACGGCAGCGTCGGCGTCTGATACCTGACCGCCGCCATTGATAGCTTTGGCAATCTGAGTTGAAGCCGAGGCTGATAGGTCGTTATACGAGGCTACGTTATCGTTTGCGCCAACCTTAGATAGTGTATTAGCCAGTAAACCGCCAACCTTGCCACTACCACCGCCAGTACTAGCAAATAACTGCTCTAGCTGGTTAAGTGTACCGATACCGTTGGCGCTGGTAGCTAGTGATGATTTGGATTGAGCGTTCAGGGCGCCTTCTTCTTTTGTGGCAGCGAATATACCGTCCAGTTCCTTATAGTAACTAATATACTGTTTAGCGTTCTTTGGGTCGCGCTGAATATCAGCCATGAGGTTATCACGTGAGTATGGCGAGCCTTGTGGCTGTTGATTGCCACCAAGTCCGGCCATGCCTGAGTCTTGTTGTTGACCAGACTGCTCTTGACCGTTTGCACCAGCTAGTAAGCCACTGAAGTCATTTGTGCCGGTTTGTGGCTTACTAGCACCACTGAGGGCGTTATATAGGCTAGGGTCTTGGGTTGGGTCATCACCAGCTGGATTGCTTCGGTCTCCGATAGCAAAGGCAGGGACGGCGGCTCTGGTGGCACTAAGTGTTGAACCAGCGGCTTCACCAAGTCCACCGACAACACCGACTCGACCAGCGATACTTTTAGCACCTTGACCGGCGAGTGGGACTCCTGTAATGTCTTTGGCTGCGACACGGTTTAGAGCCGCACCAGCTAATCTTGAAGCACCGGGCTGAACGGCTGCGGCTGTACCGGCTAATAAGGAGCTGGCTATGTTACCGCCACTCTTAAAAGCATCACCAACTCGGCCACCATACGTCAATAGGTTTGTATCACCCTCTTTAATTACCCGGCTCATATCGACAAACGGCTTGATACTACTTCTTAAGTCTCCAACGGTCTTAGATGACATGATTGATTCATCAACGTATTTTGTCCATTGTGTATTATTAGGTTGTAGTTTTACTAGCTGCAATCGAGCTTCGGGAGTCAATATATTGTTTAAGTTCTTATTAGCTCCGGCGGCCCCATATAGTGAGTCTCGAAGTTCATTTTTTACCTTTGTTAAGACGGCGGCCTTCTCTGATGTTTCAGCCGTTACATTCTTGTAGTTTCCGCCCGCACCTTTCAGGTCGGCTATGCGCTTCTCTAGTTGTCTAACAGTCTGCATTACCTGTCCAGGGTCGGCATTATCACCTAGCGCACCAAGTTTACCGTCAACAACCGCAGCGACACTTTTAAGCTCTTTCCCAACCAACCCAATGTCAGCAACAGCCTCATTAAAGACTTTTTTAACCCCGACTGTGGGTACTGTCGTAGCGCCTTGGATAGATTTAGCCACTAGGTTGTCTACAATTCCGTTGCCGCCTGTGATAGCGCTGGATATTCGGTCAACATCTTTTGATTTTGTTATACCGGCGTTAGCCAATTTAGTTATAGCGCCCTTAGCGTCTACACTTCTAGCTATGTTCTTTCCGATTGTGCCGTACTGTTGGGATAGCAGGGTAGAGCTTAAATCGCCCATTCGTCCGGTGGCGCTAGTCTTGAGAGGCTCTTTAGCTACCTGACCAACCGCCCCCGCCACATCATCACTAGATTGTATAAGTGCGTTACTAAGGCTCGTTGGAGCTGTCTTACCGGCAGCACCTAGACTCATACCACTAATTCCCTTGAGACCTTTTACTAAGCCTCCGGGACCGGCACCGAGTACGCCTGAGATAGTACCCTCTTTGAGAGCATCGCCAATGCGGTATTCATCATCACGGATTTTGTTCTCAGCTAGTCGGCCACCAGTACCACCAGCGAAGCCACCAATACCAGCACCGAGTATGCCACCAATAGCTGTACCGATACCCGGAACAATCGAACCAATAGCCGCACCTGTCGCAGCACCAGCTAATGCACCGCCAGTACCACCGGCTTCTGATATGAAACTGGTTGCAGAACCACCGCGTCCCCGTCTTTTGGTCGTGACTGGCGCACCGAACTCAATCGGTTGGTAATTTGCTTGTAGGGCAGCTAGTTTTTCGTTAGAGAAGAAATTAGCCATTGTTAGTAGCTCACTCGGTTATTTACTACAGCTGATAAGGGAACCCCACCGTTGAATAGGTCGGGTCGGGCTTGTTGGTAAAGCTGTATCTTAATTTTGTCCATCTGGTTGCCACGTTGGGCGCTTTTAAGGGTAGCAGCGTAGTCAGACTTTATAGTTTGGGCATTTTTGGTGTTTAAGAAGCTCATGGCTGAGTTAAATGCTTGTTGCTCGGCGGGAGCTACTTTTGGTTGGGCTGCTTGAGCTTGAGCAGCCTGGGCGGCTTGTTGTCCGCCTAATGATGCTCCAAATGACGGCATAGCTACAGATGATGCAGCCGAGGCAGCCCTAGCAGCTCGTTCAGACGCTTGTTGTTGGAGGTTGAATTGACGGGTTTGTTCATCGCGGTTCATTTCACCTTCTCGGAGCTGGGTGGCATACTTTCGTTGGTCTAAGTTGACGTTATTAAGTGAGTCGAGTAGTGATGTTCTGGTGTCATTTACGGACTGTTTAACACGAGCCACGGCCGGTAAGAAGCTACTAGCAGTGTACTTAGCTTGTTCAGCTATTGGTATACCTGAGAAGCCGACACCCCGGTCACGTGCGCCAGCGGTAATATCACCAAAGGCTTGTTCTTGTGTGGCGCGAAGTCCAGCAACCTCAGAATCAGCCTGACCAGCCAGACCGTCTATTTTTTGGTTGATGAGCTGACGGGATGGATTATACCCAGCATCTAGTTCAGAGATTATTTGGTCTAATGAGCGCGCCATAGTTACACTGCCGTCTACCCTCGTTGTTGGGCATTATATAGTACTAAAGCTTAAAATACTAGTTAATGGTTTCCTGAAGGACATAATAGGTAATCGGATATGGCCCGCCAGTCACACTAGCGGCTCCGGTCACGAAGATTTGTAAGGTAGTTCTTACAAAAAAGTTTATATTCGTACTATCCATAGAAAAGTTGATTGTACTGACTCCGTAAAAATTGTTAGTACTGGTGGTGGAACGATTACCCTCACCCGGCAGCTGTATAGAGTAGCCACCAAAATCAACATAAGCTAGTACGATTGGCACTTTAGCTTGACCGTGTGGCACAAGTAATGAACCTCCACCTTGGTAAATACCAACAGCATTTCCAGCCACATCAGACGCGGTTACTGTAGTTGTACCTTTGGAGACTATTTTAAGGCTGTTCTGGGTGCTGTTGAATGTCAGTTCGTCGTTTGTAGCGGTAATGACGTTCTTACCGTCTTTGGCCACCTGAATGACCGACTTACCAGTACCATCAATACCGATAAAAATGCTTGGTACACCGTTACGGTCATAGTACAGCTTTTTGGTACCCTCCTGGTCTAATTCGGCAAAGTTCTTGTTAATTAGGGCGGTTTGTTGGGACTGGTCTACGTTGACTGGTATTGGGATAAATCGATTGCTCACTAATTGATCCTCTGAGTTTCAATTTTTAAGATATGACCGTCAAAGCTGACTGGTTGGCGGGCGGCGTACTTACGATAGCGGATTTGTAAGCGTCGGAACTCACCCGGTATCATTGGGCCGTCATCGGTCGGGTTAATCTGGGCAGCTGAACCGTACGTGAGGCCGCTGTTGAATGTTTTGCCACTGTCAAATGTTGCGCCGATAGGTTGGAGATTCAATAAGGTGTAGTTCGGTGCATCGTTATAGTCGAGCGCATAGCCGACTTCTATAGAATATTTACCAGTTGTGGCGTCAAAGTGTGGCCGGAACAGTGGCGCTCGTTTGAACTGGGCGGGGGTGTCGTAATGGTCGTAGCGAGTTCGTAGCTCATAAGTAAATGGTTCACCGCAGTTGTTATAGTCATTGGTTGCCCGTTCACCGAGCATTACAAAGCCAGCTCGGTTACTGCCTTGTAAGAAGTAGTTGTCGGTATCAAATAGAGTATAGCTCCGGTTAATGTAGGTGTTGGTGTCTTCGCTCTCCCATATTTTATATAAGGTATTGTAGACCTGACAGCGAGAGTTTCGGTCTTGGCCGTTCGGGGTGTAGTAGATATATAGGCGGTTGTCGTGCAGTTCCAGTACGGTGTTTTCTTTAGCAATTATACCGTTCCACCAGTCCAGCACGTCTTCGGACAGGTTGACCTCCTCGGCACCGTTAAAGCGGTATATACCGTCATCACCGGCTAGGTATATGTAATCCTCGTCAAATACGATAGATTCCTGGCTAAACGTACCCTTTTGCCCGATAGCACTATCAAGCTGGAATGTAGCGTTTTGAGCGCCGTAGAGAATATATTTTGAGTTCCTAGTGATGATGTATAGGTTGCCGTTCAGACGGGCTTTAGCGGTTATCGGGTCGCCGGTTTTGGGGGCTGGTACAAGTATAAAGTCAGTGCTGGTAAACGTATCGTAGATACCGAAGTTAGTGTAGAACTCACGAGTTACGTCGTCAGCGTCAGTGTAGAACAGGATGCCTTTATGCTCGAATATATTGGTCGCGTTGCTGGGGGCGGTTGTAACCTCAGTAGCGGTGGTGAAGTTATACTTACGTGGTTTCTGCAATCCGGTTATGTAGTAGAGAGTGTCGTTGACAAATGCAAACCGGACATAAGTGCTGTTGGTATTGATACCGCTGTCAACTGAGGTTGTTACGCCGGTTGTTTCGTTAATTGAGTAGAGGTCGGTGCCGTGTGCCATAAAAGTGTACTTTATGCCGTTGGATCGCCGGACTCTAATAACGCCTTTAGTGCCACCAGACGTTGCAGTGCTTAGTCGAGCGTTAATAGCTACGGTTTGGTTAGTCCAGCTAGTTCCACTGTCAACACTCAGACTGCTAGTACTGGCGTTGGTTGTCGTGCTGACCTGATAACTGCCTGTCCCACCTTGCTGGGTAAATATGACCATCCAGTAAGCCGTACCACTAACAACAGACGGACAGGTGATTGAGCGAGCTTTTAGGTATTGCAACGTGGCTGTGACGGCACTAGCAGCTATTGTGCTACGGAATAGTTCAGTGCCTGGCTTGTTAGCATTATCAGAGTATAGGGCAACTACTACCGTACCAGTCGCACCGTTAGCGTTCTTAATGTTCACTTCAAGGCTCGTTAGAGGCCCTGTAGTCGTAGCGGTCAGCTTTTGAGCTAGATACTGCGTAGTTGAGAATGAAGTTAGGCTAGCGCCTATCACAGAGCTGATGTTAGCACTGACGGACTCGCCTATCGGGATACTGAACGGGTCACTGCCGAGCCGAGTTGACCATTTACCAACATTGTACTCACGAGCATCGGTAATATAGCGCCAGTTATCAGGCGGGCTTATATCATTACTTAGGTTGGTGTTTTTACCTTGCTTGTATTCGTAGTCCTTGGTCTGGGTTTTGTTGGTAGTGACGCTAGGGACTACGACGCGGCGGCGGTTACGTGACCGAATCATCTAGTTACTAACTCGCACCCGGCCATTGCTGGGGGCTTTACGTGCGCCCATACTCCGGCCATTGTGCCTGATTTGCATAGATTCCAGGCCGTCTTCGTATTCTTGTTTGTAAGTGGCAGCTACGTCATGGTTGCCACGGTACTTCTCAGCTCGGTAGTCAGCGTATAGTTCGAGCAGTTCTCGGAATACTTCGGGTACTTCTGGTATAGCGGTGTCATTAGTGAGGGGGGTTGGGTTGCGGTAGTAGCGTAGGTTTAGAGTATAAGCCTTATCTAGCGGGCAGTTGAAGTATATCTGGTCGCCAAATTCAGTCCAGGCGCTTGGTAGGTTAGCAGCTTCACTAGCCGGGTCAGGATAAGCGTCAAAGAACATATCAGAGCTGACGTAGGTGCTGGTGTTAAGCTTAAACTGGCGCTTGCTGTCGGTCGGGTCAACCAGTACGCCACCAATCGTCACTTGCCAGTCGGCTTGCATATCAAACGTATACTCGTTAATTATCAGTATACCGGTAACTGACTTCTCAGAAAATCGGAACGTGTGGGTATTGAATATGTTATTTTGAGCGTAATTGATATAGCGACCTATACGGCTGCTACTAAATCCGGTGTCTTTTAAGTCATCTTGGACTGATGTTTTGAGGTCTAGTAGGTTATAAGCCATGTCAATAGCCGCCGCCTACCCTGTTGAGTTAAATTGTAGCACGTTATGGGGCTATCGGTATAGTTAGTGTTGATCACCTGGTGTCCAGGTGATATTGACGGTATCGTTATCGGGGTCAAAGCCGCCGTCAACCTCAATGTTGTAGTTATCGATGTCAATTATGGCAAAGCCGTCGATATCGGCTAGTATGGCTTTGAGCAAAATGTTACCATCAGGTTGCCAAGTAGTGCTTATGATGTCGTTTTCGGGCGTTATGATGACAGAAGTTGTCTGTCCTGTCCCCCAAGTTACTGCTACGGGCATTAGTAGAGTCTCTGTTGTTGGTTTGGAATGTTCATATCTACCTTATACCTAATCGTTAATATGTATGCAAGCTTTGGGGTTTAGCATATGTTGTCAAACTGTTTATGGTTAAGAGATTAAAAGAAGTTAAAAAATCCTTTAGTATCTTGAACATATCCGACTGGTGGGGGACTGCCAGCGCTAGCCGATTTAATAGCGATTATACTGGCGATACCGCCTTGGGCCGTGTTGATTGTAAAGTTGGCGGTTTGCGACCCGGCGCTTGTGACGTTTTTGCTTTCCATTGCAGCTGATAGGAAGTCGCCACCGTTAGCCACACTAAGGTTAGAGTATCCCGCACCTAGCGTAAAGCCAACACTGGTACTATCTACCCCAACAGCGCCCACTATTAAATCATTAGCATTAGTTGTCGTAGCGGTAGCACTAGGAGCTGTTGAGGTAGCAACGGCGGCATAAGCGAATACATCTATCGGCGAACTTGTAGCTACACCCGATATTTCCCGAAGCACCATAGCCCTAGTAACAAAATTCGTCGTAGTAATCGTAATTGTAGGCGTTCCACCGGCGGCCGACTGTACATACCACCAATCACCAACCCTGCTATTCTGAACATCACTAGACACCTTTACCCAAGTATTTGTATTAGTATCAGCCACAGCAGTTACGTTGTTAGCAGTACCGTTGTGACTTATCCAGAGTAATAAGAAGTTACCCGGCACAACTGGATTAGTCGGGGCGATAGTTGATGTTAATACATAACCGGCCGTGCTAGCTGTAGCTGATTGTATGACGTTTTGGGTATCAAGTAGCAGAACACCAGTTCCATCTTCTAGTAGGTAGCCGTCGGTGGTAGCGCTACTATAGGTGACTTCTACTTCCACCCGACTGATAAAAGCGGTTTGACCACCGGCTACTATAGTGCTGAGTCTTGATACAAATCCAAGACTTTGTGTACCGCCATTTGTCCTAATATCTGCTCCGATATCGGAAGCTTGAGATGTTTCTGGATAAGTGTAAATAGTTGCTTCTAAGTCGTTTACTCCTTGCCAAGTCCAACCACCGGTCGGAGTGGTTAAGACTTTATAGCTTCCGTATGAAGCAGTACCAATACCATCACTCGACCAATAGCCGTGTACCCTTGCTCGTACTCCAACTATTGTTGGGCCGGTAATTGGCGCGTTAGTTCCTTCACCTTTCAAAGCTTCACCATATGCGCTGCTGAATGCGTAAGTCGTTAAGCTGCCGTCAAAGGCATTTACATCATTTGTCCAAAATGCACCAGCATCAACCGGCCCTGCGTCAGACACATCAAAGTAGTACGTTGCTACTGTGGCGGTGTCTAAAAGATACCTGTCAGCCATAATGGTTAAGCAATCTTAGTTAGTTCCAAGAACGAGTTGGCCATCACCCTTGCGGCACTACCAGCAATCTCTGAAGCAAACTTGAACTCTAGGCTACCGGTAGCGGTCACGACTAGCAAGCCACGGACTATAAGCAGTTGGTTGCCATTGGCAGTACCAACTCCGGCCGTTGCTTTAGAGCTGGTATTCAACACACGTTCGGCATGGCCTTCATGTAGTCCGGCCAACTGAACCGTTGCTATACCGTCAGCCACACCGGTGGCGGCGGCCCCACCAGTCGAAAGGAAGTCTGAGTGCATTTGGTAGGTTGAAACTGTACCTGTATGGTTATTAGCAATCTTTATACCGGTTGTCGTAGCGGCCGTCTGGAACAGTACCGTGTATTCAAAGTGCCAAGTTCCAGCACCGACACCAGTGGTTGTCATAACCGTGGCTGGTGTAATGGTCGTGTTGTCTGCTGAATTAGCTGATAACATCTGAAGCGTCTTAAACGGGCCGGCTGGCCCGGTATTACCAGCTATGCGGTCAAATAGCAACTCAATGCTGGCTTGCCTCGATGAACCCCCTTGTACGACCGCAAAAGTGTCAGCCGGGTTTAGGGTAGTCGCTGGGGTTAGGGCGCTTATTTTAGTATCGGGCATTAGTTACTCCTCATTAAAAATTAAGTCTTTCGGCTATACAATCCCACTTTGTATCAGCGGTGCTATATTGAAAGCCAATGTAATCTGTTTTGCTGGGGGCGGTTGTAAGGGTTGGGGCCGTACCGCCAGCAAACCTGTATATAGCATCCCAAGTGATCGTTCGCGTTCCGGTGGCATCCTGCTTAATCCTGAACATTATCTTTTGGCCGTCAAGGGCGGTTCCAGTATGCGCGGCCATTGTTCTGTTACCGGCAAGGGTGACTGTCAATATCTCGGCAGACGTGATAGTGGGGGTGATAGTTGCGCCGTCTGTTAGGGTTGTAATTCGGACTAGCCCTTTTGGTATAGCTTGCCACTCGGTCGGGTAGACGCCAGCCCCATCAGAGTCACGATACAAGGCGGTAAGTACCGTCGCGCTAGTTCTGGTCAATGTCAGCGTACCGGTTCCCTCAACTCTAGCGAATGAGTTACGGAGCGTAGTTGGTTTAAGAGGGTCGGTATTTAAATCGTTCAGTACCTTAATTGTTTTGCTGTTACCGACATAGGCATACTGGACAGACAGTTGGTTGTTCGGACTATCGGCTGTAACACTAAACATAGTACCACCGGTTTTGGTATCGATGTAGTTGCCGTTAAATTCGACATTAGCGGAGTGTTCCAGGCTTACTGCCGTGTTAAATACTTCTACATTAGACCGGAGTATCAATAAATCTCTGGTGGTATAAAAGCTTGTCGTACTACCCTTAAAGCGCCAACCGATAGAGGTTGTAGATGTACTGTTGCTATCAATGGCGTCACATTCCATAAATGTACAGATGTTAAAGAAGCCGCCGGTATCGGCCGTATCGAGGAAGTAAGCTGTGCCGTTCGGTTGGCTCAAATCCATGTGGCAATCATCAAAGGTTAGGTTGCCGGGATTGAATTGAGCATAGCTAGATTTAAGCCAGACACCGTTCTTAATGCCGAGTCCTTGTATACGTTTAAAGGTAGACCTAAATGGGGCTTCCATATTGATAGCCCAACCGGTATGAGTTGAGAAGTCACCTTGTATTTTCAAATCCTCAAAAGCGCCCATCCAAAAGCCTCGGCGGTCGTTAGCGCCTGTAGTCGGGGCGATACAGCGTATACCATCGGAAGTGCCGGACAGGTTGATACGCATCTTTTTAATGCCGGGTTTCGGCGTACCTGTTAGGGTGATAGCGTGTATGCCGCTAGCCGGGGCTAAGACGGTTGTATCAGCACCGGAACCGACCAGTTCGACATAAAGGTTATCGGCGAAATTTGCGCCGCCGGTCATAGCGATTGTAGCCGCTAATGTAAATGTTCCACCACTAAGCAGGACGCTACCGCCTTTAGTTTGGAGGGCGGTTAGGGCGGCGTTTATTTCTACGTCATCGGCCGTTCCGTCACAAACATAATTGGCGCTGGCTTTCTCAGCTACGCTAGCGGTTGAGCTGGCGACAGTTAAAGTGTTTAAGGGTGTGAATGTTGTACCACCGGATGGTACGTCACTAATCCAAGTAGTGCCGTTAGACTTGAGGACATTGCCTGAAGTACCGGGGGCCGATAAGCCAGTCCCGCCGTTGGTTGTTGGTAGAGTTCCGCTAACTTCAGCGGCGGCCGTGGATAGGTCGAGTGGGCCAATCTGCTTACCTTGAAGTTGCGTTACTGCCATTCTAGTATGTTCCGAAGACCTGTATAACGTCAGTTGAAGCGGGTGCTGTAAAGCCGGTTGTAAATGTCAGAGTTGTACCGGATAGGGTGTAGTCATTCGACGCGCCAGGGTTAAGTATTTGACCGTTGATAATGACTTGTTCTGAACTGGCGGTTAGGCTGTTAGCTAGGGTGAATGTTTTGTTAGTGCCATCTTGTGTACCGGTGACAGTTGTTCGCTTGAATGTGGCGGCGGCTGATACGATGCCCCATGATACGTTTGTACCGTCAGACGTTAAGTATTTACCTGCGTTAGTAGCTTGTGTTGGCAGAACAGCGTTAGCCGCGCCAGCCTGAGTGGTAGCGCCTGTACCACCATTACCTAGGGCGACAGTTCCGGTTACGTTACCAGCATTACCGGCAATGTTACCGCTTATCTGACCACCACCAATGACTTTGTTAGTTAGGGTTTGAACAGTTGATACGTCTACGATATCGGCCTGAGTTGTACCGTTACCAATTTGAAACTTAGAAGCTGAACCGGCGGCGTAGGTGATTGCGCCTATAACGGTATTAGCATCGCCTTCAATGACTATTCCAGCACCGGCAGCTCCGGCTGTAGTACCACCATCGTTTACGGTGATTGTCTTGTCTTTGACGTTAGTATTGGTGACTGACTGGCTATCAACTGAGCCGGTAATGTTTAAGTTACCAGTTAGATTAAGGTCGCCCGCTACTGTGGCGCTACCCTTAACGTCTAAGACTACGTTAGTACTGGCGGCTACACCGTTGTTTAAGGTTAGTAATGCTTGACCAGCCGAAGCCGTTGTACCCAAGCCTACTAATCGGCCTTCGGCTTGTCTGTCTAGGTTAATCTTTGTGACTGCCATGATTTATTCCTTATCTTATGTTGTTTATGGTTGGTTGTAAACTAATGTAATTGAGTCACCCGTTATCGGGGCGGTATCAAAGGTGAATGTAGTAGTTGAAGTTTGAGTGATGAAGCCTTCTTTAAGGCCATTCAAGAATACCTGTAAGCTACCAATAGTGTAGGCGGTTGGAGTTGTGAACAATGTTCTGACTCCGTTTGGTAGCTCGTTTGGGATGCCTGTGGTTGATATGCTACCGCTGTGGGTATGAATTGTATCGGCTTTGGCGTTGATAGCCGTCTGAGTAGCGGCTGTTACAGGTAACGTACTTATCGGCGTCTTAGAGTAGGCCAATGTGGTGGGGTCTTGTAATAACAAAAATTCAGCACCAGTTACGTTAGCGTCTGTGCTGAATTGGTCTATTCTTTTTTCACCGATAGCCATAAGCTAATCCAAGTCTTTCGTTTCGTATTAGTTTAATGAACTGCTGGCACCTCTAGTAGTAAGAGGTGCCAGCCTGTGCCTAGTTAGGCTTGAAATCTCCGGCGGCTGAACCTTTCAGTGTGACGCCTATTTCTTCAGCTCGTTTGGCTAGGTCGTCGAGCGACTGGCCGGTCATAGCTGAAATCGTGAATGCGTTGGTACTGTTAAGTAGTTGAAAATCAACCTCATGCTTCTTAGTAGTCCGGTTACGCAAGTCACTGTTGACATCATTCATTTGGGTTCGGAGTTGTTCGCCAAGTGGTAGCTTGTTGAACTCATCTTTGGGCATACCGTGTTTCAAGCCGTTGTCGGCGTCGTCCTTGATAGCTTTCTGGCGAGCTTCTTCAGCCGTAAGCTGTTTAGCGGCCAGTTCGCTTTCAAATGTTCCGTTGGCGGCGGCCTGTTCGTTAGCTTTATCAGCGGGTGTAGGTTTTCCCATGTAGTACTCCTTATGGTGGAGGAGGGACTAGACCCTCACTCCTTAGACAAAGTTAATATTGACGGCAGTGTTTGTGCGCTGGGCTGCGACACCGTAAATGACATCAGACCGTTGCTCAAACGCACCAGAACGGACGTTATCCCAACCAGTAACTGATACATCACGTTGCAAACCGAGAGCAACAGACTGTTTGTGGAACATCAAAGCGGTTCCAGCTGGAATGTTGTTAGATACCCGAACTTCGACTCCGTAGAGTACCAGGACGCGACCAGAAACAACCGGCTTGCCGTTACCGTCCATGATGTAGTCACTTGAGCTGAAACGTGTCTCGGCCAAAATGTCGTTAAAGCCATCAGGGTTAACTGCTAATGTGACATTTTCCCAGTCGATAACATCGTTTTCACCGAGTTTCTGGATAGCTTGGCGGATTTTGGCGTCGGTTAAACCAGTTGCGGCGGCGGCTAGTGTGAAACTAACGCCACCAGCCGTGACAGCAGCGTTAATAGCTGTGACACAGGATTGGTCAATGGCATCCTTCAGTACGTATGCAGCGTCCTGGGTGTACTTAGTACGTAGGTTGAACTTACTCTGAACATCTAACAGTTTGTAGATTTGGTGAGCTTTGTACTTCCATTGGTCAATAGCTAATGTGATAGCTGTTTCGCTAGCTGAGTCAAATGTGACGTCAGTACCTTGAACCAATGTACGAGCTGAACCGGAGCTGGAGAATGGAACAATCTTTAAAGATTGACCGTATTCTTTGACTTCATCGTCGTAGCGGTCTACGCGGTCAGCGACAACTAGGCTCTTTTTTAAGTAGTCGAGTGTGTCGGCAGCCCATACTATGGGGCGGTAATCGGAGTGAGTTGCGGTGGTTGATCCAGCCATTTTGTTTAATTCCTTGAGTGGTTAGTTTGCTTTGTTAGAGCAAGCCAGCGACAATCTGTTGAGTTTCAGGTTTAGCGCGTTCAGCGGCACTGAGGTTGCTGTACCATTGGTCTAAGTTTGCCTTTGTCGGTCCGGAGTTGCCCAACGCACTGGTTGTAGCAGTTCCGGTGACGGCTTTAGCTTGCTGTTTATCAGCGAGCTGCTGGAGCGCTTCTTTACCACCCTGCGATTTAAGACTATTGGCGACTTGGGGGTCGCTACCGCGAGCCATGCTGTGCAAATCATTAAGACTCAGGTATCCGGCGGATACGAGCTGACCTATTTCGGGCTTGTCTGTGACGATTTTTGACATCGTGGCTTCCAGTTCTTTTGCTTCGGGGTTACTACTAAAAAAGTCGTTAACGCTGTTCTGTAGTTTAATGCCCTGTATGTCGGCTTGGAGCCTAGTGGCTACATCCGGGTCTATCAGGCTGTCTACTGCATTGTTGTGCGTTTCGCTTAGTGATTTTTGTAACTCCGACGCTTTCGCAGTCGAGTTGTGCATGTTCCGTTCAGCGTTCCGGTACATTTCAGCTACTTTGCTGAGTGCTTCGGGGCTATTCGGGTCGATGCCTTTGCTCTGTAACCAGTCGAGTGAGTTGTCGTCTTGTGACGGCTCAGATTCTTCGGTTGTGGTAGTCGCTTGGTCGGCGGTAGAGTTGTCCGCCGTACCAGCATCAGCGCTAACTGGTTGTGTCGAATCGACGCCAGTATCTTCTGTAGTGGTTTCGGTTGTGGTGTTTTCTTCCATGACCTTCTCCTTAATTAAGTTAATAAAAGCAGTTCGCCCTAGACGCAGCCCCACCTAACGGGGTAGCCGGGGAGAGTTCCTCTCCTAGCAATATGCTTTTAATTTCATAATTACTATAGAGGCTGCGCTTTAGGTTGTGACCGGGGTATTACCCCCGCTGTGATGGCCTACAAGTGAGAAAATGGCATAGGCCGCCACAGTGGAGGTGATACGGGCTACATGACGAGTTTGTCCCGCTTAAAGTAGCCACTATCCTTCAGCTTCTTACGTTCTTCAAGCCAGTTAATAGCGTATTTCAGGCCGGTGGCTTGGTTAATCAGGCGGGCTTGTTTGGCTGGGTCACCTTCACTTTCGGCTTGTTGGTGCAGTCCGTTGTATTGCAAGCCGAGTTGTTGCATGTAGAACTTACCGCCCTCATTTTCTAAAAAGCTACTAACTAGGTCAGCTAGGTCTTCTTGGTTAGGTGTAGACATTACAATCCTCCTCCGGCTAGCAGTAGGTCACTCAGGGCGGCATCGGAGTTACTAACAGGAGTTGGTAGTCCTTGAATAGCCCCGATGTCTATTAGTTCGGGTGGCAGTTCTGGCGGTAATTGTTCCATGTTAGGGTCAATTGGTAATTCTTCGCCTACTGGTGCGCCCTCCTCTGGTAATGCACCGGCTGGAGCCATGCCGGGCTGTTCTGGCTTAGTTGCGCCGATAATCCGGTCAAGTTCTTCTTCGTTTAGGTCGAACATTTTGGCATAGAGTATCTTTTTAGCTTCCCACAGGTCGTTGGTGGGGTCTTGGATGATAGCCTGAAATGCCATTGTAGCTTTATCGGACGTTTGACTCTGATTGAGCTTAACGCTGGCTTCTAGTTGTATTTTAGGCTCGTAAGTATCATCAAACTGTGACGGATCGTACTGCCGGAACTTAGGGCCGTCCATGCTGATGATAGGGATGAGCTGTTTGTCTTTGACGTAGCGTAACATGAGGGTGTAGACAATCTTAGCTCGTTGGTAGAAGGCTTCTTTTTCTAGCATCCGGACGTATAGGCCAAACCGTTGACCAGCTTGGGCGACTTGAGTGTTGATTTCAGTCGCTGTGGCATTACCGTCACCAGCCACACCTTGAATGATTTGGTCAGCGGCAGTGGCTTCTCTGATTTCGTTCTTCATGTTCTGGCGTTCGTTAAAGGCTTGAGGACTGATTGGGTTCTTAGCTACCTGTTGCAGTGAGCCGGGTTTGAATGGGTGGATTGTGCCGGGTGCGGTAGTTAAGTTTTCTAAAGCATCTAAGTACATTGGGTCAAGTTCCCAATTAGGCATAAGTTGGTCTGTGACGGCATCAACTGACTGGTTGGTGACATCGTTTAGAAGCTCTTGAGGGGCGGCAATCGGGTCGATGATAGATTTACCGTAGATAACGTTCTCATCGGCTATGAAGCGGTGTATGACTAGGTTGTGTATGCCCTCAATGTTGGGTCGCTTCTCAATCGTTACACAACGGTTAGCGATAGAGATAATATGTTCACCGTCGTTAATCTCTATGATTTCTATCAGGTCTTTGTTCTCACCAACTGAGCCGAGTAGCATTTCTTTGACTTCTTTTTCGGTATGTTCAGTCGCGCCGTAGCCTGGACGGACTTTTTCTAGGTTCTTGTAGCGTTTTTTGAGCTTGCCTGTTTCTGGGTCGGCTAGTTCCTCATTCTCAAGGGCTGTTTTGGTAGTCATGTAGCGCCGACCAGAGTAAAAGTCTTTAGGGTGAGTAATTAATTGCATTGGGTCGGATAAGTTCGGGTCAATAATAGCGTCACGAACACTCAGGTTGATGATACGAGGCTTGTCACCGTCCCAATAGACGTATTCAGTCGCTGTACCGTATATCAGGCCACTACGAATAGTCTTGATGCTCTTTAAGTCCCAGTTATCACACTCCCAGAAGTAGTCAAATTGAGCGTTCAGGGCTTTGAGGTCTGGTTTTTTACCACTCTCGTAGTAGTTCATTATGTACTTGTACATGTCTTGAGGTACGAAGTCGATGCTAGGCCGACCAGCGCCTAATGCGGCTGTAATGGTTTCAACGCTAGAGAATGTCATCGGCACAAAGGTGTTAGTTATACCCTCATAGCTGACGTTAGTTCGCTTGTTGTTGTAGAGGCTCCAGTTACGGCTCCAGCGTTGGTGATGATTTTTTTGGGCGTAGTCCCATGAGGCTTTGAATTTATCAACCGAAGTCTTGGCTGATTTCATTATGTTTTGTTTGTTGGCCGTATCAGGCATAGATAACATGCACCGTTGTTAACCTTAATGTTGTGAATTGTAACAAACATAACCGTAAAAGCAAAATATTTAACATTTACAGTTTAATGCCATTGTGATTTGCGTTGGGAAACCCAGCTTGGCGTTCGGCTTTTAGCTATGACTTGGCTGGGTCTGAGCGACTCTAGGGCGTAGCGGGCGGCGTCTAGGGCGTGGTCTCGGCCACCTTCCGGTATAGATAAGATTGTGCCATTGCGGTCAGTCTTCCAGAAGTACTGGCGGTACTCTTTGATTAAGTTGTAGCTATGACGAGTAATACTGATTCTTTGAGCTTGCATGTGTTTAATACTACGGTTGAGTGAGCCGGGACCTTTTTCGGCACCGACTATCCCTACCCCATACTCAGCTATTTCATCAATCGACTTCGGTTCGGCACTGTCAGCGATGACTAAGGTATGGCTGTCAGTCATATTCTTCAAGAACTGAGCAATAGCATTGTTACTAAAGCCGACTTGATACAGCTTCTCGTCCAGGATGTAGCCGCCATTATGGTAGTAGATGTCCACAATAGCTGTCGGGTCTTGACTGTAGCCAAAGTCCATACCACGCCGTTCTAGGCGGGCTTCGTGCGGCACCTCGTCAATAATGTTCCAGCCAGTATATATCCGACCCTCAACCTCACCAAGTTGGCCGAGGCCGTAGACTTGCCACCAGCCTTTGTTTTGTTGGTGTGATTCAATTTCATTTATGGTGACTTGATCGAGCGCTTCGTTGTCTTTGTAGGTTAAGGTAATGAAGTCTATGTCGGTTCGGTTCGGTTTCATCTCGGTATAGAACCAAAACTCCTCGCTTGGGTTCCAGTCCAGCCAGACCGTCTTCCTGGTTCGAGTAATCAGTTGGTCAACTATTTTGTAATCTAAGTTGTTGCACTCGTTGACGTAGAGTATGTCACGCCTAGGGCCGTGTGCCTTGCCGTAAGTATCAACTGCCATAAACTGTATCTCGTTACCGGCTTCAGTCGTGTAGATATGTTTTGTGCCATGCCATAGTTCATCATTCCAGTAGCCGGAGTCTTTCATAATGTTCATAAAGTCCCTCATAGCGCCACCTTCTAGGTGTGGGTATGACTCACTGACGATAGTAATTAGCTGCGGAGTACTATGTTTAACTTGAGCGTAGTCAATCAGCCAGAACAGTATTGATATGGTCTTACTGGCGCTCGTACCACCGGCAACGGCTCTGATACGGCCTTTCATAGCAAAGATTTTGTCGGTGGCGGTGGTTTTTTTATAGGTTGGCATAACTAAAAACAGCCCTCAAGTGGGGCTTCTCTGTTCAATGATGTAATTTGTAAGGTGCCGGTTGTTATCAGGTTATCGGCTTGGCATAAAGCTAGTCTGCAAGTCTGATTACAATTTAAGTGTAGCATGGTTAGTCTGTTTTAGCGCTATTACCGCCAAATATAGGGGTTGGGAGGACTTTACCGTCAGAGGTGAGGTCGAGTTTGTCACCGTATTTCTTGGGCTTCATCTTAGCCATGAGCCACTTACGGGTTTCTATTCTGAGCCTGTCGCGTTGGACTTGGATTGGGTTGTGCCTGTAGCCACCGGAGCCGTCTTCAATCAGTTGGTCTTCATTGTCCGCTATGTCGATAACATCTTCGGCCATAGCGTCGGCTGACTCCTGTTTGGCGCGTGTGTATTGGTCTAGAAAACTTTGGTTTGTGTGCAACCAATTAAAAACCGTACTCTTATTAGGCATTTCTTTAGCCAAGCATACAGTTCTCAAGCTAATACCCTCTGACAACTGTTCACATAATTTCGCAGCTAACTCTTGTGAATATTTAGTTGGGCGGCCGTTAATCTTCTTAACTTTGGTTGTATTCCCTGCCATATTACCGCCATCATACCACTAACGCTTCAAACATACAAACTACTCTTTGTTATGGGCGGTTATTTTAACATTCTCACAGACTGGCGTAACCCCCTGCTCTACCTGGTCAAAGTCTTCGTGCAACATCCGGTAAACTACACCATTAAAGTTTAAGTCCCAGCCAACATTGTCGATGATTGCGTTGGTTGGTATACCCTCGGCTGACAGACAGGTTGGTTGTTCACCTCGTAGATTTTCGAGTAGTGACCAGAGAACTCCTTTGTCGATGACGAATAGTTTAGCTCGGTTTTGGTCTCTTAGTTCTTCGGCGCGGTTTGGGTTGTTGTTCATGGTGTTATTTCCCTGTTGCTTTAGTTAAAATATGGTGGACAGTTTCACCAGCTACCCATGAGGCGACGATGTTGTACTCGTCGTCTAGGAGTTCAGCTAGTTGGTTAGCAGTTTTGGTGTTTTCGACGATTAGGTAGACGGCTTGGGGGGTCATGTGGTTATTGTACACCTTTTGGGGGTTAGGTTAATGGCTGAACTTGGCCTTGTTCCATTCGTTAAGTTTCCTTAATAAACTAGGACTGCTGACTTGTTGTAGGTTGTCAGGTAGGGGACTATCCATAGCTCGACGGAACGCCACCTTAATCCAACCGGAACCGTGGTCTGGTCGCTCTAGGACGTAATACCCTATACCGGCGCTAGCCATCCCATCGATATACTTGGCCTGATCGCCAACGAATTTACCCATTACCCATTCAGTCTTCATTGGTGGGTAAGCATCCTCATACATATTTTGATTCATCGAAAACCTCTTTCACTGCTTGTTTACTGGTGCTTGATACTGTCTGAGCGCCGTTTAAGTATTTATCTACGTTCTCGTCCGACCTGAGTAAGTAATCAATCGTGCCGTACTTCTTCCCCGCATCATTGTCGCCCATCATGTAGCCGTCAGCGGCTAGGGCTTGAGCCGAGCTGATAAGCTCCTCATACTTGAAAGTTTTGTTCCTGACTTTCAATTTGGTTAACCGTCCGGTGCTGAGTAATGTTGCTGGACTATGTCCCAAAATAGTTACTAATTCTGTAAACAAAGTTTTATACGTCCGTGTGGTCGGCTCGTCCGATCGCACATAAGTATTTAATGTTTTATGTTTAATGTTTAATTCTTGTTTAGTGTTACCTGGTTGTTCCCTGGTTGTTACCGCGTTGTTACCGGGTTGTTCGTCACTTGTGTTACTGTCTGACTGATATTTAGTCCAGTTACAGATTGAAATAGTGGTATATTTGTTGTTACTCTTTAGTGTTACTAATCTGTTATCCTCAAGCCTAATTAGTACCTTATATAAAGTACTTGGATTTAGGTTAGTAAGCTCGGCCAAAACGAACCGCCCAGTGTCGTATTCGCCGGTCTTGTAATTGCAGTAAGTCAGTAGTTTCGTGAACACCACATAAGCATTGTTGTCGTGGCACAAGAACTTATTATCTTCTATCTTGCGCCAGATTTTTATATACCCTTTATCCATAAAGAAAAACACCCTCTCTAGGAGGGTGCAATTCGTCTGTTATATCGCTGCTATAAATGTAGCAGTAATAATGGCGCTTGTCCACCCTCAAATTAGTTAATTTTTTGGGAGATCAAGTTATAGCGATATAACGTGACTCTTAGTTGCAGTATACCACAAGCGAAATATCCATCAAACAAAAAGAAACCGCCCCTGCCGGGTGGGACAGAGGCGGCGCTTGGAGCCGGCCAGCTAGGTTTGACGGCAGTTCGATGGTCTAGACTCGACTGCCCCGCTAATAAGTGTTTACCCTACGCCAGCAGTGACTTGATGACATAAGGAATTTTAGCTCGCGGTCACATATTTATAGGCCATTTTGATAGTAGCATAAATCAGCCCTTAAAAAGTATTAACCGCCCTAAGCAATGTGGGCGGTTAACGAGTGTGAGTTTATGTAGATTGCTAAGGCATTAACAATCCAATCTGACTATACCATAAACATTTTGTCTTTCAATGCTAGTTCTGCTCGGTCAGACTTTCGTTTGAAATACTCAGCTCGTAGTTGTGTACCAAATTTAGAATCGTGAGCGTCTAATTCAA